TGTGGGCGAAAATCAATTGGCCTGCGCCACCAGACAACGAGGCGTTATTGAACAACCACACGCCGTTCGTGGACGGCCCCCGCATGAAAAACAGCTTGTTCCCGACCGTGCGCCCTTGGAATTGCGAGTTGGTCCGCCAGACAATCCCAACAAACATATCGTCGTAGGTGCCGCCCATCGAGAACTCAAGCTGGCACCCACCCGTCGGCGCATTAGCCCCGAGGCGGGAGCGCATACAGTTCGAGGGGGACACCAGGCCGGTCGCGTCCGATTGAATGGACAGCGTGCCGCCGCTGACCGAACTGTACACATCGGTCAAGCCGGTGAAGTTGTTAAAGGCGTGATCGAGTAAGTTGGTCGCGCCAGTCGGTTCATTGGGAAAGGCTGTAGACATCCGAGCCCCCTTTAGGCCTTGACCAGTTTCGGTTCGAACGGCTGCACTTCGGCACGGACCTTATAGCCGTACCGCATGAAGATCCTGGACGCGAGGCTGTGCGCCAGCTTGAATTCCTTGGCCTGATAGGCCCGATCATGCTCTGCAACTAAATGCGTCAATTCTCGTTCGTGATGGTGATTCATCGCGCTCCGGTATGGGGCGAGGCCGAAGCCCCGCCCCTGGTCGGTTACTCGTTCGGCACGTAGGCAATCCATCCGGTGATGGTGGCCGCTGCGGGAATGGTCCCGCCTGCGACGGTCGCCAGAATGTCAATCGGCGCCTTGCTGTCGTAGGTGAACACAACCGCATCGTCCGCGTTGGTGCCGGTGCCGAGGGCCACGCCCGCGCCACCCGCTGCCGACACATCCCGCCCATCTTCCAAGATGTCTACCCCAGCAGACACCGCCGTGCCGTCCCGCTTGGTATGGGCGGAATAACCCACGTCCAACGTGCGAGAGGCCCCAAAGGCGCTCCAGGTCAAGACCGATAACTTCTTGAGGATGCGGCCCTGTCCGGCTGGAATCCGACACAGCAACATGGTGCTGGTCGCATCGCCAGCCGCCGCGCCCTGCGTGAATTCAAACATCTGAATCTTGACCTTGCCCCCGCTGTCATAGGCGGGGTTCATGGTTGGCGGGTTCGCGTCCTGGTTGGTGACTTGCGTTGATTTTTCATTGGTCACTGCCATGGTTCATTCCTCCTTCGTTCATCTGTCCGTGTTTACTGGTAGGCGACTTCCACCACACCCTCATCCAACACCCGCGTAGCCCCACCAGAAGTCGAGGCGTACACTTGGGTCAGGTAGTGCTTGTGCGGAATTTCGTCAATTCGGGTCAGGACATCCTGCGCCAACGCAATGCCGATGGCGTCACGATGGCAAAAAGTCCCGTAGTACACGGACGTTTCGGCGAGAAAATTGTAGATCGTCCACTCGAAGCCCATAAACTGGTTCATTTCGCCGGTCGTGAGCAGCCTTACCGCGTTGTAGTCCGAACTGGTGAGTTGCTGAATGTTCAGCAAGTCCTCCAGCCCGTTCGACTCAATGACGGCATAGCGCCCATCCATTGGGACTTCCGCCGCATTGAGCAGGCGACTCCCTTGCAGGATCTTCGCCAGGCTCATCCCTGCCGAGCCGTGCGCGATCTTCTGCCCGGCTGGCAACACCACGGACGTGCTGCCGGTTTCTCCGCTCAGCGCGGTTCCGCGTGCGCCAAAGTACACCAGACTGTCGAGCTTGCGCCCAAGCGCGGAGGCCGCGTTCTGTGCATACGGGCTCTGCGGATCAATCAACATCTTCAACTTGTCCTCTTTGTCGATGTAGTCATTCCAGTAGTAGTCGCGCAAAATGACCATGCGCCGCGAGTGGATGGAATCGACAATGCTCTGCTCGCTGTGGCGCACCGTCTTTTCCAGCGCCTCAGAGGGGGCCAACCGCTCGAAAAACGCCTGCTTGCCGACCACGTACTCTACCCGCCCAATCTTCCGCAGCTTGGACATCTTCTGTTGGTAGAGCATCGTGATGTTGGCTTTGTATTGCTGAACTCTCGCTTCTGTGATGGAATTCGCCATGGAACAACCTCCTTGATCCGTTCACTGGTCTACGTGTGATCGGCGGGGTTGCCCCACGAAGGTGGGACCGCTGCCTAGCTCCAATCGTGGAGCCTATCGGACGGCTTGCCCGTCAGCATCCGGCCCTTACGGGTTCCCGGCCTTACAGCACACTGAACGCGGCTTTTTTGTTCAGGGGGTTCGCCTTCTCTTCGAAGAGTCGGCGCACCTTGTCCACCGCCGCGTGATGCCCGGGGAGGCGGTCATCCATGTACTCTTTCGAGCCCATGAGCGTCCGGATTTCATCGTCGGTCTGTTCGTCCGTCCGATGGTTATCTACCCCGTCTACATACTTATCCTCACCCGTCTCTGAGACGATGCGAGCCACCACGCGCACAAAGTCAGGGTTGGACCCGAACCCGCTTGCGTTAATGGCGTCGAGCAATCGCTCCGAGCCTTCCGCCCCTAGCTCAGCGAGGGCCAATTGCTTGAATCCGTTTTCCGCCATGACCGCATTGCGCTTGGCATTGACGCCCCAATGCTCTTGCAGGGCTTGCGCCCCCTTCTGATTCAGTGCCTCGATATTCGGCAGTCCGGTTTTCAGGTGCTCCCCGTACATGGTCAACAGGCCATTCAATTGCGTGCTATTCAGCCCCAGCTTGTGCGCCGTCTGCTTGAACATCCCCACAGCGTTGTCATCCCACTTGACCCCGCCAACCTCAGGCAACTTCAGGTCATACTTCTCCGGCGACTCAGGCCGCCCTAGCTTGGCGTAGACATCATTCAGCTTTTTCTCGCGATCCTGCGGGGCGTCTTTCTCGCCCGGCAGGCGGATCGACCCGCCGATAAACTTTTGCGCCTCAGCGTAGGTCTTGAGGACATCACCAAAGCCCTTGCCCTTCAGCGGTTCCCAGAACTTTTCGGCGGCGTACTCTTGCGGGATATGCGCCGTCCAGTCGTTTTGACTGCCTGCGGGAGCAACGCTGCCAGATTCGCCCGCGCCACTAACGCCTTGATCGCCTGCACCTTGGGTACCTTCATCGCCCATTCCTTACTCCTGTTCGTTGCCGGTCACAGATTGTGCGTCTGGTTGCAGCCGCATCCGGTGCCGGATCGTGAGAATGACGTGCCGTTGCCCCTCCAGAAAGCCCATCTTCACGGGGTCGGCATTAAAGGACGTACGTTCAAAAAACTCGTCCTCTAAATCCTTCAACGTCTCTTTGCCGTAGGGCGTCGAGAACGTGAGTTGACAGTTCTGAATCTTCGCCAGTTCAAGCGGGTCCATCAGGCGGTCCCTTGTGGCTGCATGGCTTCCTTCGCGGCTCCCATCGCTTGCGCGCCAGTGAGCGCCACGTCCGCCGTCCCCTGTGCGCCTTCAATCGCGGCGGCGTGCTGTGCGGCCTGCGAGCGGGCATCGCGGATCTGTTGCCGCTTCCCCTTTGAGCGCAAGAGGCGCATCGGGACACCTGAGACTTGCCAGATGTAATTCACTTGCTCGTCCGTATCAAGGTTGTCTAGTACCTGCTCATCGAACTGCGCCATGCCTGCCACCAGCGCCAGCGCCCCTTGATAGGCCGTCATGTCGCCGGATCGCTGCGCCCGGGCTAATGGCCCTTCATAGGTCACGTCCAGGTCAGCCCCGGCCAAGTCAGGCGGCGGCTCTAGGAACTGCTGCTTCCGCCACATGAGCCCGAAGGCCCGATCAATCAACGGTCGCAAGAATTGGTCTTGAATGTTGCCGATGGTCGGGCCAAGCTCACGATGCGTCAGGTCCAATTGCTTAATGATCTCCGTCGCCGTCATGTAATTCTTGTCCGGCAGCGAGACGAGATCCCGATGGAACACGCCGCGAATGGCTTGCCGCAATTCGTCGGCCTTGACCATTTCGCTCTTAAGGTCTTGCCCTAACTGAATGGGCTTAATCTCCCGATCATCGAGCATCACGTTTTCAGAGGCCGGAGTCAGGCGGGTCTTGCCGCCTCGCACCCCATCGTGAGGGACCATGAGCGGGGGACGGACCTGGAGTGCGAGGGCTTGCAAGCCCAACTCTTTGACCTTATTCAGTGAGCGAATATCCGGCAGGGCAATGTGTCCAGGTCCGCGTCCGAACACGTCGCCCTCTTCCACTTCCCAGCGCGGGACAAACATCGGCAGTTCGTGGTAGCCACTTTCCTTGACCAGCGTCTTGTCGCGCAGCGTGAAGTAGTACGACCCGAAGGGCATTTTCTTATTCGTGATGCCGCTCGTCCCGCGTGGCTTCACCAGGTGAATAAACTGGAATCGCTCATGCGGTTTGTCGCGGTAGGCTTCCTTGATGTAGTCCGACAAGGCGTCCAGCCCGAACTTGCCCGCCGCCGCCTTGGCCGACAAATCGAACGACCGGCCCACCGTATCAATGATGCCTTCGTGGTTCTCGCCGCAGACAAATTGCCCGACCGGCACCACGACAAAACGGAACCCGCCGAAGCCACGGGCGAGGCTGTCGCGTTCCTCTAAGAACGTGCAGGCGTTCCCCATGGCGGTCAGCGAGGCGTAGACTTGGGGGGCCGCAGCGTTAAAGTTGCTCTGCTGCAAGGCCCCGTACATTCTCGTTGCAGTGTCGTCCAGCCACATGGAGACTTCACGATTGCGCATCAGTTCTTCGTCTCGCGTCACCAGGTTGAACCAGCGCGTAGACGACGAGGTGAGCGCCCCGTTCAAAAAGTTCGCAAGCTTGCGGTTGGCATCCGGGGCCGTCGGGTCGTAGAGCCGTTCCGTCTGCTTCGCGCCAGGCACTTGGAAATCCCGTATGCGCTTGGCGTTCGGGCGGATGAACTCCACCAGATCGCGCCAGGCCGGTTCCCACTGCCGCCGCTGGCTCAGCAATTGTTCGTACTCCAGGCAGAGGTCTTGAACGTTCGCAGCCATCCGCTTAGCTCCCGAAGAGTTGCTTGACATCCGTTGGGGCTTGGCTCAGCACGCCTTGCGCACTGGTCAAGATCGTGCCGGTCTTTTTCTTCCTGGCCTTGGCGCTCTGCTCTGCGGCGACCAATCGCGCCTTGGTGTCGGCTTCATCCACGCCGGGAGGCGTCGGAGCCGCCGTCTCAGGCTTGGGAATGTCCGGCACTTCGAGACTTTTCTGCACGTCCCCAAAGGGCGTCATCTTGTCGCCGGTAATGCCCTGCGTGATTAGACCGATGGGACTCATGTTCAGTAAGGCATCCGCTGGCTTCGCCATTACGCCCCCACTTCATACGGGTTGAACTCATGTTCCGCTTCGGTCACACCCTCGCTGTACGGGTCGAAGTCCGCCACGGCTTTGATGCTGCCCGTGTACGCCGGTTCATCCCGCGTGGACAGCGCGTAATAGCGCAACATGTCCATCGGGTGAGACGACCAATCATGGACAGGCTTGTCTCCGAAACACTGCTTGACTTCATCCCACTCCTTGTGGTAGTGCCCCGCCGCGTCGATCACGCGCTCCGCATGCTTTTCGTGCAGCCACAGGGCGGGGAAGATACGGCGGACGGCGGCA